CAAAAGAGTTGTACGATAACAAACTAACTAAACTAGAAGGCAAGACAAAAGGTAAGTTAATTATTAAAGAATATCCTACAGCATCTGCTCACGCTGGTCACTTTAGAAGTTTACTTAATGAACTTGCGTTAAAGAAATCATTTAAACCTCAAATTATTTTTATAGATTATCTAAACATCTGTGCTAGTGCTAGATTTAAAGGTGGTAACATATCATCTTATTTTTATATCAAAGCAATCGCTGAAGAATTACGAGGTCTTGCTGTTGAGTTTGATGTACCAATCTTTAGTGCGACACAAACAACAAGAACAGGTTTTGTAAGTACAGATATTGGATTAGAAGATACATCTGAATCATTTGGTTTACCAGCGACTGCTGACTTTATGTTTGCGTTGATGTCAAATGAAGAACTAGAATCATTAGGACAAATGAAAGTAAAACAATTAAAGAATAGATACAATGACCCGAGTATGAATAGATCATTTATTGTAGGTGTCGATAGAAGTAAAATGAGATTATATGACGTGGAAAACACAGCACAAAATATAGTTGGCGGAAATCAAACAAAAGAAAAAGAAAACTATCCAACGCCAGAGCAAAGTTATGAGAAGTTTTCTGATTTTAAAATATAGGAGTAAGAAATGGCAAAATTTGTGGTACTAACAAACGCTAACGCACCTTTTGAAGGTAGAGAAATAGTTATCAACGCAGATAATATAGTTAGTATATATAGAGATTTACTAGCAGGTAATAAAGTTGCTCTATGGTCTAAAGAAAACTTTTGGCACGTAGAAGAAGATTTTAATACTGTTATGGAAAAAATAGGACTAGATTATAAAGAAAAAGAACAACCAGAAGAACCAGATGAAAAGGAGTTGAACTAATGATTGAAGGTAATTTATTTACAATTCCATTGTGGAGTATACCTACTCTTAATTTTTCTAATAAGAAAACTCAATTGGAAAAACTTTGTAAACAGTTTCCAGAAAAAAGACACGGAATGCAAACTTTTGCTACTAATAGACAAAGTGATAGAAGTGGTTTTGTGGAAGCATTTGCTAATATTTGTGGTGAAGAATTAGGTATGTTATCACAAAAGATAAAAAAAGATATTCAAATTGAAGACATATGGTCTGTATCATATAAAAGAGGTGAGTATCATACACCTCATAATCACGGATCAATTGGTTTAACAGGTATCTTATATTTAAACTTTGATAAAAAATCAGAACCAACTCAATACGTACAACCTTGGAATGATTGGTACTCTGATAGAACTATCTATTATCCATATCCAGTAACTGAAGGTACAATTGTTGTTGTTCCAAAATTTATTAGTCACTTTACTGAACCAAGTAAGTCAGCAAAGATTAAAAGAATAATTAGTTGGGATATGAAGATAAGTTAATGGCGAAGACACAAAAAGTAAGATTTCATAAAGGCGACAGAAGACCAGGCGATCAGAGTAAAAAAGATTTACACTATCGTAAAAAGATGGTCAAAAAGAACAGTGATATTATATGGCAAGTCATAGAGTATCCAAAAAAAGTAGTTGTTGCTGAATTTTTCTTTGAAGAAGACGCTCATAGAATAACAAAGTTTCAAAATAAGCATCTAGTATGGAAACTAGAGGGTGGCATCCCTAAATTTCTACATATATCTATCTAATTTTACCTTGACAAACACCCATAAATAGTATATAATATAAATATTACTAATTGATTTATATGGGAAAAGTGTATTCGTTTATGGACAAAATGAGAGAGAAATGTTTAGTTTTAAGGGATTTATAACAAAAGACAGAAATGTACATTTAGAACACCTAGAGGACGATATAATAAATCGTGGTTCAGAGGGTGGTCGAAATGCTATTAGTTTTTTAAAGTCAATAAGAGATATGTTGGCTGGTTCATCACGAGCAAAAGTCAATATGACTGTTAAGTGGGATGGCGCACCTGCGATCATCTGTGGTATCAATCCAGAAAATGGTAAATTCTTTGTAGGTACAAAAGCTGTATTTAATAAAAATCCAAAAGTCAATTACACAACAGGCGATATTAGAAAAAATCATAGTGGTGATTTAGCAGATAAGTTATCTATCGCTTTAAGAGAATTAAGTCGTCTAGGTATTAAAGATGTTTTACAAGGTGACTTTCTATTTACACAATCAGATTTAAAATCAATAAACATAGATGGTGAGAAGATGATTTCTTTTACACCTAATACAATTACATATGCTGTTCCAGAGGATTCATCTATCGGTAAAAGAATAGCTCGTGCGAGAATGGGAATAGTTTTTCATACAAAATATACAGGTAAAACTTTAGATAGTATGACAGCGGGATTTGGCGCTGTTAGAGGATCAGCAACAAATGTATTTCTAGCAAGTGCTAGTTATAGAGATGTATCTGGTTCTGCTAAATTTAGTAGTACAGAACTAACTCAATTTAATGCGAAGTTAAGAATGGCAGAAGGTTCTTTATTAAAGGCTGGACCAATATTAGATGAGATGAGTAAATCGACATCAGATGGTTTAGGTATACCATTTAGACTTAAAACTTTCTTTAATCATTATATAAGAAACACACAAGGTCATATGGCAAAGATAAAAGAATTAGTTGAGATGTTTAGAGATTACTATATTAATGTTTTACAAGCTGAAATAGATAGTAAAAAGACAGATACTGGAAAACAAAAATATAAAGATATTTTAAAAACAAATTTACAGTTTATAGATAGAAATAGAAACGCATTATATTTTGCGATTGCGTCACACGTTACTTTACAAAATGCGAAAAACTTTTTAGTAAGTAAGATGAGTGAGATACAAAATATAGGTCACTTCTTAAAAACATCTAGTGGTTATAGAGTAACTGCACCAGAAGGATTTGTTGCAGTTGATAGAGTTGCTGGCGCTGTGAAGTTAGTAGATAGAATGGAATTTAGTAGAGCGAACTTTACTATGCCGAAAGGTTGGAACTAATGAATATTATTTTAATAGGAGGTCCAGGTTCAGGTAAATCAACTTACGCAGAGTTTATTACCAAAGAGTTTAAGATAGATCATATCTATCCTGGTGAACTATTAAGAAAAGAAAAAGAAAAAGGTGGAGAGATTGCTAAACGTTTATCTGATTTAGGTAAAGGTGGATTTGCTCCGAATGATATAGTATTAAAATTAATTAAAGATGCTGTTGCGAAAGCAAAAGATGGGTTTGTCTTTGATGGCTTTCCAAGATATATGCAACAAGTAAAAGATTTAGAAAAAGAAGGTATCAAAATAGATAAAGTGGTTTATCTAAATGTAAGTCCAGAAGAAGTAATTAGAAGATTAACTAAAAGAGGACGAGCAGATGACAAACCAGAGATTATCAAAAATAGAATTGCGTTATATAAAAAAGAAACAGGTCCTGTTGTAGAGTATTATAGAAACAAACCTGGTTTTATAGAAGTCAAAGCAGAAGGTGGCGAACCAAAAGAAATTGCGAAAAAGATAATAAATAAATTAAAGGGTAAAACTTTAAGTGAATTTAAACAATATCTAAATGAAGGTGTTTATGACCCTGGTATATTTAAAGCATTCTTTTTGGCTGGTGGACCAGGTTCAGGTAAAACATTTGTAACTCAATCTGCGTTTGCTGGTACAGGATTAAAAGTTGTAAACTCTGATAGAGCACTTGTTTCAGGATTAAAGAAAGCAAATCTATCTATTAAAATGCCTGATGAAGAAGAATACTTTAGAAACATTATTAGACAAAGAGCAAAACAAACCACAGGTTCTATGTTTGACAAATATGTAGAAGGACGTTTAGGATTAGTAATAGATTCAACTGCAAGAGATTTATCTTCTATTCAGGATCAAGTTAACCTACTAAAAAGTTTAGGTTATGATTGTCATATGATATTTGTAAATACAAATTTAGAAGTTGCTTTACAAAGAAATAAAAATAGACCTAGACAAGTACCTGAATATATTGTGAAAAAAAATCATAGTGAGGTACAACAAAATATTGGGGCGTTTCAAAGAATTTTTAGTCCAGGTAAAATGTTAATAATTGATAATAATAGAAGTGAACAAGAGTTAGTTACACAAACACTAAAAACGGCGGCAAGATTTATTAATAGTAGATTAAGAACAAAACCAGAAAACGGAATAGCGTTAAGTTGGATAAAGAAAGAATTAGAGTTAAAAAGAAGATGATAAAAACTTTTAAAGAAAAATTTAATTTAGTAGAAAGTATCATTGATATACCACGAAGAACTTATGCGCCAGGCGTATTTGATGACGCAGATACAAACAATCCAAAAATCAAACCAAGTGTTAAAAAACTAATTGACACACAATTAAAAGATTTTGAAAAAGATTATCCAGTTATTAAAACTTCACTAATAGGTTCTATACTTACAAAGAGATATAGAAACGATGCTGATTTAGACATTAATGTTTTATTTGATGTACCAAAAGAAAAACAAGAAGATGAAAGAGTAAGACTTTCTCAAAAATATCTATCAGCAAAAAACCCTGACAATATTCAAGGTAAAGAAATACCAGGAACTAAACACCCGATTAATTTCTATTTCATAACAGATCAAAAAACTTATGATGACCAAAACAAAAAAGCAGATGCTGTGTTTGATATAGAAACAAATAAATTTATTAAGAGACCAGAAGACTTTACATTTGATCCAAACTTATATGTCAAAGAGTTTGAAAGAAAAGTACAAGAGTTAGATGTAATCAAAGGCGAATTAAAAAGAGATATAATCGACTATGATGAATTAAAAGAATTACAACCAGATGATATTCTAAACTTACAAGATAAGATTAATGATAAGTTAGAAGAAATAGAAGATGGTATCAAAGACATTATTAAAGTAGGTGATGTTGTTGACACTGAAAGAAGAGCTGCGTTTGACAAAGATATGACACCAGATGAGATAAGACAATTTGGTATTAAAAATAGATTACCTAAAAATGTTATTTACAAGATGTTAGAAAAATATCACTATCTAAAATTCTATAAGAAATGTAAAAAGATTTTAGATGATGGAGAAGTAACAGATGCTGAAATAGATTCATTAAAAGAAGCAGTAACGTTAAATGATATTAAGATGGCAGCAAAAAGATTTGCCAAAGGTATATTTGATAAATTAAGAAGAATGGCGACAACATCTAAACGATATGAATACGCTGCGAAAGTATTACAAGATGTAATTGATAGAAAGAAAAAAGAAAGATCAAAAGAGGGATTACCTTTAAGACACGACATTGGTTATTATGCTGCTGCCGTTGCTGATACTTTCCACGATATAGACCCTAGAAAATTACAATCAATGGTTAACGAAGAATTTTTATCTGAAGCGAAAGGTAAGTCCGTTGCGTTTACATTTGGTCGATTTAATCCACCAACAATTGGACACGAAAAACTAATTAATAAAGTTAAGTCATTACCTACTAACGATTATAAAATATATTTAAGTAGATCGCAAGATAGTAAAAAGAATCCACTAACACCAAATCAAAAACTAAATGTTATGAAAGATATGTTTCCTACACACGCAAGAAACATATTACTAAATCCTACTAATATGGTATTAGATATAGCAACTGGTTTATACGACAAAGGTTATTCAGATGTAACTATGGTAGTTGGTAGTGATAGAGTAAGAGAGTTTGAAAATATTTTAAAGAAATATAATGATGTAAAATCACGTCACGGATATTATAACTTTGATAGTATAAAAGTTGTATCTGCTGGCGAAAGAGATCCAGACGCTGAAGGTGCAACTGGAATGTCAGCAAGTAAGATGAGAGATGCTGCTGAAAAAGGTGATGAAAAAATGTTTTCAAAAGGTGTTCCATCAGGTTATAGAAAAGTACCTCAACTAATGAGAATGGTTAGAACAGGTATGAACTTGGCGGCATCATATGGTTCATCAGGAAGTGTTGGCGCATATTTAGGTTATAGAGAAAAACCAATAGCGTCATTACAAGAGTTTGAACAAAACCAAATAAGAGATTTGTATGTTAGAGAGATGATCTTTAACATCAACGATAAAGTAAACTATGTCAAAGAAGACATACAAGGATTAGTAAAAAGACGAGGTACAAATTACATTGTACTAGAAGACAATAATAACAATTTACACAAAGCATGGATATGGGATTGTATTCCAATCGCAGCTGATAGAGAGGCAGAAGTGAGAGAATACGATTTAAACATAGATTATGGATTTAAAGCGGTATCAAACATAGAGGAAGATTTAGATAAGACACCACAAGACAAAACGGTGGCTAAAAAACCTGGTACTCAACCCAAGAAATATTACAAAGATTTATCAAAAGGTGAGAAAGAAAAAAGAGCTGATTTCTTCAAACGTCAGAAGTATAAAAAAACTGATGATGAAGACGATTACAAACCAGCTCCAGGTGACAAAGATGCTAAGACTAAACCATCTAAACATACATTAAAGTATAAAAAAATGTTTGGCGAATTAAAGAAAGAACTATCCGATGCTTGTTGGAAAGGATATAAACAAGTAGGTATGAAAGATAAAAATGGAAAACAAGTACCCAATTGTGTGCCAGAAGCATACGATATTGGACACGATTATGCGAAACATACGGCGTCAATAACTCCAGGACAAGATGGATTTGACCCTAATTATCAAGGTGGTAATTATAAACCTAGTAATACAAAGGATAATAATAAACAAATAGTAACAAGACCCGAAACAACAAATATAGATGTTGAGAAAAAAGATATTGAAGAATGGGCAATCTCGGATTCTACAATAGATAAATATAAGGTAAGATATAGAGAAGAATGGCGTTCTAAATTGGACGAAGTTGTGAAACGAATGATGGAGAAAATTGATGTTAAAATTTAGTGATTATACAGATAAGATTAGTAAAGCGGTTCACTACCACGTAGAGAATAAGATACCTCTAGCAGAGAATATCTATCGTTTACATAGTGAAGAATTTTACAAGTTGTTTAGAGAAGCCAGAGAACTTTATAAAGACGGAATTTTAGAAGTTACTAGTGATTGGGATAAACATTTACTAGAAACAGATATTGGTGAGTTTGGTATTTACGAAGATCAAAAAGTACCACTTGATATGCCAATTGAAGAAGAAGAAAAAAATCCACCACTCAATAAACCAAAAAGAGGTGGACCAAAAAAGTTTTATGTGTTTGTCAAAGATGGTGATAAGATTAAGAAAGTCACTTGGGGCGACACAACTGGATTAAGTGTTAAACTTAAAAATCCAGAAGCAAGAAAGAGTTTTGCTGCTAGACACAGATGTGACCAGCAGAAAGATAAAACAAAGGCAGCGTATTGGGCCTGTAACTTACCTCGTTATGCTAAAAGTTTAGGTATGAGCGGCGGTGGAAACTTCTATTGGTAATGGAAGATTTTTTAAATTATTATAAACCGTTTGAAGACTTTGAAAAAGACATATACAAAAAATGTTTTAAAAGAGTTTTTAAACAGAATATTGAAAATAAACAATTGATATGGCATAAGGATAGAAAAGACCGAACTGTCAAAGTGATTTATGGAATAGGATGGAAACTACAATATGATAATCAACTACCTGTTGAATTAGAAATAGGTAAAAATTATTATATTAAAAAGGAACAGTTTCACAGATTACACAAAGGTAATGGTGAACTAAAACTAGAGATTAGGGAATATGAATAAAACATTAAAAGAATTTAGAGAGAATTTAAAAGAGGCTACTGCTTCTCAAACTAATTTACAATACATAAGAGCAAAGACTGCTAGAAACGATCACTTTGAAACAAGAAGATATATTGCTTCAGAAATTTTAAGAGATAAAGATTTAGCAGATGCTTACAAATCTTTAGAAATGATTCACAATAAGTTTGGTAGTATTATAGGAAATGACGCTGTAACCTTAAGACAAAAACTTGAAAGAGATTTACAAAAACAATTAAAACAAAAAGTATCTAATTGGGATGCTGTATGGAGCGCACTATAATGAGTAGATATAGACAAACAATGTCAGAGGCTTTAGAACAAGTAAGACAACAATTTACTGAAGGACACTCAGATAAAGATTTTAAACCATATTCAGATTGGAAAAAAACATCTGGTGGTATGTATCCTAGATTTAAACATTCACAAAAAGG